CGGGCATTGTTCAACCGCTCCATCAGGATCATTTACCGGGTCCATATTCGGGAAGGTGTCGCCGACTATTCCCCAGCTTCTCCGCCACATTGCCAGCACTCATTTTCGCGGTCGGGATCGCGTTCGTAATCGTCGTCAAAATCTACTTCGTTTTCTGTTTGATCGGCGTCCATAATTCGCTGACCTCCTTCCCGTAGAACGTGGCTATCCTTGTGGCCGTGGTGAGCATCAGGTCGCCGCCCTTTTCAATCTGCCAGTAGGCTGTGCGGGATATTTTTAAGGCCCGAACAACCTCGTCAAATGACAGTTTTAATCCTTCCCGGATCGTGCGGCAGTGACACACCCATGACACTTTTCGTGCATAGGGCTTCAGGTTCCGTGGCGATCGCTTGATCGGACGGGTCGCAGCGAGGATTTCGGCTGGCGTCACTTCCCACCGCCTTCCGGGGTTAGGACACCAGATGTGTGCCGCTCCAGCGTCTCTATTGCCCATGAGACTAAGCCGTAATCATGCTTGTCCAGTAACCCCGCTTTGCAGCAATGCCGCAGGTGTCCCAATGCGTTGCGTATGTCCACCTCCAGGGCAGCGATGCGTTCATCCGCGTCCAGCAACGCACGGGCGATGGCTTCCCCGTGTTCGCAAACAAGGAACTGCTTAGCACCACTGTGTTTCATGTCAGTTATCATCCGTGCCGCGTCGGTCGTGGTCATGGGCGGGCCTCCAGGAGCATACCCAATAATTTGTCAGAGTAGCGGACATACGCCGCCGACTCTGCCGACCTCGCTGCCGACCTCGCTTCCGACTCTGCCGACCACGCTGCCGACATCACTGCCGACCACGCCGCCGCCGCTGCCGACCTCGCTTCCGACCACGCTGCCGACTCTGCCGACCTCGCTGACGACCTCGCTGCCGACCTCGCTGCCGACTCTGACGACCTCGCTGCCGACCTCGCTGCCGACTCTGCCGACCACGCTGCCGACATCACTGCCGACCACGCTGACGACCACGCTGCCGACCTCTCTGCCGACTCTGCCGACCAGGCCGCCGACCTCTCTGCCGACCTCGCTGCCGACTCGTCAAAAGCTCCCGTAACTACTGCACTTCGGTTTAAGTTTGCGACTTGCTCAATAGCGTCAATGACCTGCTTTTTGAACGATTCGTCTATCGCAAGCGATTTAACACGCTTGATATTTTCTTCCATCAGCATCACTGCAAATCGCCATTTGACTGGCTCCAAATTGGCCCCGACTGGTATGGCCTCCACTACGCGTCGGGGAAATAACTTGGCCTTATCGTTTGGCAAACCCTCGAAAATCGTGTCACACAATCTGGCCAGCCACTCCGGCCAGCCGGGTCCATCAGTGGTCGTGAACTTAGCATGATCCGATCCATGTATTAGGCACCCGACCGCACAGCCTTTACCATCCTCCCAATACTGGCCTTGTACGATTTCGTCTGCAATTTCGTGCTGTAAAATGCGGTCGAGATAAAACTGTTTAACCTTTTGATCGTTGTGATAGCTCAGCAACATTGTCGATTCCTTTGTTGGTAAATTGATCATCACTTGGCCTCCAGGAGTTTGCGGACATAGGCAATGGTTTCACGTTGTGCCCCGTATTCAACGCAATCGCTACATGGCGGGCAGATATGGCAACGACAGTCCAATTCTGGTATGGGAAACTATTCAACAAAATCGGCCAGCAATTGTTTTAGTTCGTCCCGTTCCTTGCATACCTTCTCCCTCGCCGCGTCTTCCCGTCGCTTGATCCCCGCGTGGATCAACCGATTCATTTCCGCTGCTGGCGTCGTCGCGTCCGGCGTACCCGCACCGAGGAAGCTGCACAGCCCGGACAGGGTCGCGTGCAGTTCGTCGCGGTCGGCTTTCAGATCAGCAATATCGGCCATGCTCGCATCTTCTTTTTTGCTTACACCAATGGTCTGAAAAGATGGGAAGCAATCCAAACAAAACCCACCGATCATACTTTGGCTTTCGGCCCCGCACCGTTTACAGGCACTCACTTCCCACCCCCTTGGCCCGCTGCGGCACGTGACTCGCACCACGCGACGGCGTCGGCGAAGGTGTCGAATCTGTGACCGGGTTGATAATCTTCATGACTACCGTTTCGGTCTGTCACCCAATATCCCGACTGACCTGTTTCAATCGTAAACCGCCTGCATTTAGAAATTACCCTTTCAGACTCAAACTCAATCGCCATGATGCAACCGCCTTTCCAGTTCGGATAATTTTTCATCGTTCAACAGGACCAGCCTTTGCAGCGAGCTTACGCACTGCGCCAACGAGTAGACCGTCAGCCACAGAAAACAGCACGACACCAGCAACGCCAGGAAAAGCCAGTGGATAACCTCCATACTCACTCCTCCCGTGACTTCAGAGGTTGCCGAGGGAACAGCCGGGCTTCGACCACGCGAAGCAGGACTTCAAACAGAATGATCGCTGACAGGCCCACGCCGATTGTGGCCACAATGATTTTTGAATCGCTCACGGTCGTTTCCTTTCTGTGTGCGTACCTTTCACGCCACGGCGGTTTGCCGTTTGTGGGGGTCGGACCCGACGTTTACGTCAGGCGAAGAGGGACGTTCCGGGCGCCTTGTCCGGTTTGGCTTTTCGTTGCCGCGGCTCGGGTTGTGGGTTTGGAATGGTCACTACGGGCAATGCTGGTGAGGCATCCCGCTTGGCCAAATCCGCTTCCCAGCCGATCCACCGAGGCAACACACCCGATTCCACAAGACCCAGGGCGTCTTGAAGGAATCGACTGTTGGGAAGGGTGACTGGCTGAAGGGCCAGTTTGTTCGCTTCCCGAATACCGTTCGGACACGCAAGGTCAAGCCACGACAGAAGTAAAGACAGTGCAGAATCGAACCACGGGAACAAAGCCAAGGCTGATTGTCGGGCGATTGCGTTGGTACGGACCAAACGTGCTACCGAGGTCGGTTCTGCTCGCCAGTACCAGTCGTAACCACTTTGGACATGGTGACGGATGGACGGTTCAACGAACGGCTCGACATTAAGGCCAGAAGGGTCGCCGGATGCCTCCGGGGCCAACTGGATCAAGCACGGGTTGTGCCAGGGCAAATCGGCCAGCCAAATCAGGGCTAGGTTGCGACTGAACCACAGCTTGCGGTTCGAATGCACGATTTAAGACCCTCTAACGTTCTTTCTAACGTTTCTGTTTACTGACGTACTGACGGAACACTGACAAATTAACTGACGATCATTTCTGCAATAAAACATTCAAAACAAAGGCGATTTTGACGATTACTGACGATACTGACAGATTTATGCAACATTTCACAGAGACTCGCATACCCTATAGGACTAACGTTGAAAAACAGACAATCCGTCGGATACATCAGAAGCTAATCAGGCAAATCGTCCAAACTCCTTACGTTGCCAGTAATTGCGACGCCTATAACCGTCCTTGCTCCGTTCTGTTCTCCTCTGACGGTTTCAAACCCTAAGGCCCGGAGTTCATTTGCGAATGCTTTGTTGGATCGTGGGTATTCGCCGTTGTCTTCTGTCCACTGCTTGTAACACTTGTACAGTTCCAATAGTGGCGTTCGGATCGTCTTCTTTTCCCGTCGCAGTTTTTCATTAACGAATTGACCAATACTATTTTCCTCACTGCGGTATTCCTCCGTTTGAAGTTTGACTTCAGTAGGTTCAGCAAGCCCGATTTTCGCCCAACTCATTGCACCCTGAATAAGCCAGTTCAATATCCCCGCCCGTTCGGCTTTCAGCTTTTCGCCCAGGAAACGATCCTGTCGATACATCTCCGGGCCACTGTCGCCACGGTCAGGGTTCCAGAACCGGGCAAGGAAGGGCACCAGGGCGATACGTCGCCAGATGCCGTCGTCCGTGTCCGGTGTTTTTGGTTTGTGATTCGTGCAGAGAATCACCATGTGTGTCGGTTTGAACTCAAACATATCCATTCGCATCCGTCGGCTTCGGATCGGTTCGCCGCCCGTCACTGCCTTCACTAGCCCCGCGTCAATCTTTCGACCGCTTGGCGTTTCGCTGACGGACACCAGCCGCTTGCCATATAGGTCTGCCGTCTCCGTAGGGTGCGAATCGCTCCGTTTCTCCATCAGGAAGTTATTCGGAGCCTGCATACAGTAATCGGTCCCCAGCACGTCCATAATCGCGTTAAGGATGGTCGTCTTGCCGTTCGCCCCGCCACCGTGAAATATCGGGAAGGTTGGAACGCTAAAGCCCGTAGCGACGCAACCAAAGAGCCTTTGCACGTATTCGATCAACTCCCGATTGCCACCGGCTTCCGGCCGTTCGACGTCGGCCGGGAAGATCGCCGCCAGGGTCGCTTCCCATACCGGACACTTTGCGGCCGGGTCGTACACCACCGGGGCCAATTTCGTGAGCAGATCGCTACGCTTATGTTCCCTGAAGTCCCCGGTCTTCAAATCAACAGTCCCGTTTTCGCAGTTCAACAACCACGGATCGCGGTCCCACTCTTCCACACCAACACAGACTCGCGGATCGGAAATAGCCAGTTTCGGGATCGTCAGGATAGAACGGGCCGACTCGGATCGGTGGGCATGTTGGCCCAACTGGACACGCAGTGCCGGGTCTTGGGTCGAGGCCGCTTCGGTGTAAATGCTCCGGATCGTATTCTTCACCAATTCCTGAACCTGATTCCGCTCATCATCACGGTATCGCTTGCCGTCCCACACGTACCACCGGCCCGCCGCCGATAGGTAGCGGATATCGTCGCCGTATTTGTCAATTAGCCGTTGAGCGTTACCCAGGTCCGTGCAGGGCCGTCCGCCTGCCTGCCCTTCGGCCGTGACCGCCGCCGCTTTGAAGTCGGGCATCGTCGCGGGCTTGCTCGCCAGGATCGCAGTAAACTCCTCTTTGAACCCGTCCGGATTGCGAATGCGCAGGACACACGGGTCTTTCACCCCGTCCGCTGACACCGCATGAGCATTCAGGCCGAATGATTGCACGCGATTGATAACGGTTGACGCAAACTCCACGCCGCCAGCGTCGGGTTCCTGCCACACAATCACCCGAGAAAACCCGGTAAAAAACTCAGGCTGAAGACTTTTCGCGGCTGACGCACCCGGCACACCCAGGACCGGGAAACCGTGCAGCCAGCAGGCCCAGCAATCCGACTCGCCTTCTACGACGACAACCAGATCGCCCGCCGTGCGGTACTCCGCAAGCCTCCAAAGGCCGTATGGCTGTAGTTTTTGCCCTTTGGGCTGATAGCTGCCGTCTTTGGCTTTCGCCGCTGTACGCGTCCGCTCGAAGAGTTTTTCGCCCTGAAGGCCCAGATACGGGATTTTCACGGACCACTTGCCCGGACTGCCCTCGTCCCGCAAGCCAAGCGTCGCCAGGAACTCGACCGGAATCCGCTTGTCGAACGCCAGCCCGGCCACGGTCACGCCGTTCCGCGGCTTGCTGACCTTGCCGTTCGGAAACAGGTCGGACATTGTCAGGCCGACCGAGGCCATCACCGATTCGGTCGCACAGCCCGCGTAGCACTTCACCAACAACCGACCATCGCCCGCCATGCCGATTGCAAGACTTTGTTGGCTGTCATTATGGGCCGGACAACACGCAACCCACTGCCGTTCTGAATCGCCGCTGGGCTTCACGCCCTGAAGTAACGGCAGGATTTTGTCGATACATTTTCGGTTTGGCATCATGCCGGGGCCACCTCCGGGAACGTCGCAAAGACGCTCAGCAGAGTTTGACGGCGGCTCGTCTCAATCCGTTCAGCCGCCCGCGTAATCCCATCAGGATCGCCAATCAGGATCATCAGCCGTTGCGACCGTGTCACCCCGGTATAAAGCCAATTACGATGCTGCATGAACGAATGGGCTTTCGGGCAAATCACGACCGCGCATGGCCATTCCGAACCTTGTGCCTTGTGCGGAGTGATACAATAACCTAACTCAACTTGCCCTTCGTTTTCCTGTGGATACGTAACGCCAATACGATTATCAAACGCGACGACAAGCGGGCTAACATGGTCAACGATGCCTTGTTGACCGTTCATGACGCCTAACCCATAGTTATTCGATGTTTGAATGACCTTGTCGCCAACCATCAATAAAGGTCGATCATCGCTTTTTGGGTTAGGCTTAGTAAGGGTAGTTCCGCGTTTTTTTTGATTTAGGTACTGTAAAAGTTTGTTGATGTACTTAGTGCCCCATGCGCCCTTGTGCATCGCTGTAAGGAATTGCGTATCCACTAGAGGATCAATTCCCCACAACGGAAGATATTTTTCGTAAAGGGCTTCTATCGCTGACGTCAGTCGTTCCGCCGTGTCGATTCGTTGATGGACCATCCACGGTGACGGGTCTTCGTCGTTGGCAGACGGTTCAACAATTCCCTCTAAGATTGCAAAACAATTTCGCTTGAGTGTTCCGGCTTGTCTGTGACACTTATTGAGCCTGGACACCGGGACTAACTCATGGGCGAGAATATCACGCAGAAACGCACCCGCTCCGACCGGACTTAACTGATTGTCGTCACCGATGAAAATGATATTGGTCTCGTCGCTCGATGCCTTGCACAGTGCGTAGGCGAGACGCGAATCAATCATTGACGCCTCGTCAACGATCAGCACACCGCTAGGAAGTGATCCGGACTCAGGATTTTTGTAAGCCGCGTTGCCCAGCAATTTGTGGATCGTCGTCGCCTGCTTACCAACTACCTCAGACAACCGCCTCGCTGCTTTTCCTGTGGGGGCCGCGAACTCGACGGGAGTGTCATTGTCGCGGTACATCTTGAAAATCGCACGGGCTACCAGTGTTTTACCCGCACCAGCCCCGCCCGTGATACAACAGACACGAGACTTCGCAGCCATGCGGACGGCGGCAAGTTGGCTTTCGTCTAACGTTACTTTGCCTTTTTTGCCCAGGTCAATCGTCTGGTACATATCGGCAATAATGTCAGCTTCTTCAGGGTTGATAAACGGGTTGGGTCGGTTGCCGTTTTTCAAAAACTTCCAAAGGTACTTTTCGTCAGAGTAACAAATACCAGAGGCCAGATAGTTTGCCGTTTCGGTTTCCAGCCTGACAAGGTGTTTCAGTTCGACCGCTTCCGCGACTGCCTTTTCCAACATTTCCGTAGTTACCTTGACAGACTGTTTTCGACTTTCCAGTTTTGTCACAGCCACGCCGAACGCCGTTGGTTCGTGTAGACAGGTATGCCCGTCGCTGATTGCTTCACGCACCACTGACGTCATTGCCGCCCGGATTCGCTTCGGGTCGTCGGCCGAGATTCCCACCTTCGCCGCAATTTCGTCCACCGTTTTCCAACCCATACCGTCAATCACGCCGAGCAACAGATACGGGTCGTCCTTGATAACACTGGCCGCAGAGCCTTTCCACTTATCGACCAGCAATTCAACTTGATGGCGAGTGAGATTAAAACTCGCCAATTCTGTTTCCACGCCAATCGTGGCGAATGACCTCGACCACTTGTCAGCAAGATCAGTTATTTTGTCCAACGGGATGCCGGTCGTCTTCGCTACCTCGCCCGGTTTTGTCGCCAGCATTGACGGCAGATTGACGCCGTAGGTATCAACCAACTTATTCGCCCTGACGGTCCCAATGCCGCTGGCGTTCCAGGACAACCATACCGCGATACCGTCAACAGAAACGGGAACGGCCGAAACAATCGTCTGGCCAACAAATTGCCGACCGTACTTCGGGTCGTCGTTGTACTGACCGTGGATCGTAACGAACTCGCCCGGCTTCACCCACCCCTTGACGGAAAACTTCACGCCGTCCGTTCCGGATTCTGTCGTGAGAACGCCAGCCGAAAACGTCGGCTTCTGACAGAACAGACGCGACACCCGACCCGTGATAGACGTTACAGTTTGAGTGTCGAAGTCTTCGAGTAAAACCGATGGCTTTGGTATTGTTAGGCTCATTGTATTTTTCCTTGGCATCCGGGGCCGATGCCCAGGGCGATGGATTCGGGGGTCGTCAACGGCCGGTTGCACACCAGGCACCGTTTCGAGATCAACAATTCATGACCGATCAATTGCACGCCTTTGGCCATCTCCCACAACATGAACGCATACGCCGCATTCTTGCCCGTCGCGTGACGCTTCCAGACTCTGAACCCGTCCTCTTCAGTCGTTGCAAACGGTTCGTATTCGTTCGTATTCTGTGGCCCCGTCAGGATGGATAGCGTCCGATGGCCCTTGAAAATCCCGTTCTTTTCCGTGCGAATCCTGAAGGTCCGATGCGAGCCGTCAGGGAACGTCAGAGTGTAAAAACCGTTCGACAGCCACTTTGCCGGGGTCGTCTTTGGCTGACTTATCGCGTCAATCTGTTCATCAAAACTTGCCAGCATCACACACCCGCCAGACTGTATTTTTTCGCCGTCAACAGCAAGAACCGTTCGACGGCTTGCTGACATAAAAGACGCTGCCCCCACCAGAACACCGGAACCCCGTGATCCAGAAAACAGGAGTTGCACCGGCCCCACACGGACAACGGATTCGCGTCGCTTTCGTACCGTCGCTCGAACAGGTCCGCGACGTCGGCTTCCACCACAATGCAAGCCGTGTCCATTGAAGCCAGCCGATACAGTTCCTTGCGGAACCGACGCCAGTCATGTATCACCGTCTGGACAAGGTCGCCGAGGCTTTTCCGCTCCAACGCGACCATGTTTTCCAGTCCGAGAATCGAGTAGTCACCCGTCTGAAGTGTCGCCGGGACCGTCGTGAACGCGGTCGAATCAAGTTGCCAGGGCTTTTGTTCACGACGATCCACGACGACAGTCAGCATGGGTTATGCCTCAAAGGGGTCGGCTTTGGCCTTGGCAACTTCCGCCAGGGCTTCGAGAGTGACGGGGTTTGGCTTGCCATCCACTGTCCGTTCGTTGACGTATAGTTGAGCGTAGCCACCCTTGTTGGTGGACTTCTTGCCCTTGAATGACATGCCGATCATCAGGAACACGGCTTTTTCAAACTCACCGGAGAACGGCCGACCGTTGGCCCTGGTCCAGTTGTCCACGTCGAACCCGAGCGACTTCAAATCCTTCTTGAGGATGCCAAACGACACCTCGTTGATCGTGCCGTCCTTCGTCAGAAAATAAGTATGCTCGACCGTTTTGGTGGTACTGTCGGCAACATGGGCTTCCAGTTCCATCTTGAAGTACACGCTGCCGGTCTTGCTTGCACGTTCGTAGGCTGACGTAATGTCGAACACATATTCGCCATCCGGTAGACTCTTCAGGTCTTTGCCGCCACCGCCGCCACCGGCAGGGATTTCGTCCGCCTTCTCATCGAATCCAGCCATTGCACTCGCCATGACAAACCAACCTTTCGTTGAAGATGTAAAGAGACTTGTTCACGTTCCCAATCGTGCGTAATCCAGGACAACGGGTAGCCAAGGACGGATAACGCCGCGGCTTCGGCCAGTTCAAAATCAGGCCACGCTTTTGGTATCGCCGCCCGGAGCGGCCTTCACTTTCGCTTTGACGGCCAGAAACTTGCGGGTTAAGTCGTCGAGATGCTTCTTGTCGAGCTTCGGCGTCACGTCTTTCAATTCCGTCGCAACCGCTTTCAGGCTTTCCTCTGACGTCACTGTCTCCAACTTCGGAATCATGCGGTCGAAGATATCGGCCGACGTTTCCGGGGTTTTGTAAGGTTCCGGGGGCAGGTCCGGCACGTCAGAGCGTTCGACAGGTTTCGCCGTTTTCAGCCAGTCGAACAACGGCGACCAGAATGCCGGGCCGGGCTTGACTGTGGACATCCCCTGAAGGGCAGGGCAACGACTCTTGCTGATCTTCAGCATGTTCGACCAGTCCACCGAACCGTAGACGTCGAACTCGTATTCCATCCCGTCACGCTGAACGGGGGCGACGCCGATTTTTCGCGGAACCTTTTTGCCTTTGTCGTCTTCTTCAATGATGTATTCCGTCTTGCTCCGCATCGTGCAAATAACGTGGCCTTTGGCCCGGATGATGGCATCGACCATACGTCGATGAATCGGGGTCACGTCCTTCCACGCCGTGAACTTGTTGCCGCCTTTATTGTCAACGATATCCAGGGCACCACCTTCGCCACTCCACGCATGGGACAGCGAGTCGATGACAAGACAGTCGTAACCGGCCTTGAAGGCTTCGTTGATCGCAAATGTGTACTGATCCGGGGAAAACGACTTCAGGGCGAGCGTATCAAAATCCCACGTCCGGCCGTCCGGCTGTTCGCCGGCATACATGGACGCCGACCCGTTTTCACTGTCGATAACTGCAACTTTCGTTGCCAGTCCCGCATCGACCAACGCGAACGCCAAACGCAATGCGGTATACGTTTTCCCCGCCCCGCTCGGCCCGTCGATGGCGACCCGCAACTTCTGTTGCGAGCGAGTCGCCTTCTGAAAAATGGACATAACTCTACTCCGTGTGGCGAAAATAAAAGACGAAAGCAGTCCGACCAGTTCCACCGTTCACGAGGTCGTCCTGTCCTATCCTCGCGTCGGACTGCCTTCGATTCGCAGGGGTGGGAGTCGAACCCACTTGACCGGGTCATGAACCCGGCGACTAACCGTTTGTCTACCCTGCTTAAGTCCCGGCCGGTCAGGCCCTTGACGCCAATCCCGACCAGCCGGGCATCCCGGCAACATGCCGGAATGTTCTCAACGAAATAGCCTTCGATTCGCTGGCATTCGCGGGTCAGGTATCCGTCGGATGTTGCCTTCCCGTTGTGTGCCCTTGTACTCCGTGCTGGGTTTCTTCACCCGATTACCAAGTTGCGGATCGTATTCGACAAACGTCCCGTTCTCGCCAGGGGCGATGAGTTTCCCCTTCAGCAATTCGTCAACCCGCTCTCTGACGTATTCGACTTCAAATCCGGTCAGAAACGCCGTTTGCCCGATTGTCTTCCCCAACCGTATCCAGTCGTAAACCGCCAACCGTCTGTCACACTCGGCGAGATAAGCCAATTCGTTTTCTTCCGAGTCGCGGGCCTTTTCTTTCGCGCCTTCGATGACGTCGATGACGTCCTTCTTGTTCCGTCGTGGCAGTTGCAGTTTGTTGGCTTGCGAGTGAATCGCCGCCTTGCTCTTTCGCAGTTGCCGACAAATCTCATTCACCGGCTGATTCTCGTGCCACAATCGAACCAGCAGGGCTTCAAACTCAAACGTCCAAACGTGCTTGATTTTGTTGCGTTTCTTGATTCGCTGGGCTAAGACTGACATAGTCGGCATCCTTTGCGATTAAGAAACCGGCCGGGCTGGATGTTGCCACACCACACCCCCACCGACGGCGCTCGTTGCCGATGGTGCCCGGCCGGTTGTTCGCTACGCGTCGCGCGTCGCGTGACAGGTGTAGACCCGTGGACCACTGCGACCCGGCTTGCGGAGAATGCGTTCCGCCCGCTGACGATAGGCCGCGATGGCAACCGCACACTCCTGGCACCGCTTGCCCTTGGTGATCTTTTCGGGACAGCAGTCGCACCGCCGTTCACGCTTTTGCTGTGTCTTGAGCATCACTGCCCTCCTTGTGCTTGCGTTTCCGTAACTGAATCCGGCCAATCAGTTCCAGCTTGATCTTCTGAAGCTCTTCTTCAGTGCAGTTTTCGAGGACCGCAATCGCGGTTCGTAGCGTACCACCAACAATTCGCTCGTCTGATTCTGGCATCGTGGCACGTCAGAGGGTTAGAGTTTCGCCACGGCATTCATGGCGTCTTGGTGGTCCGTCTGCTTGCGTCGGTAGGTCCGTGGCCGCTCTTTCCCCGCCCCGAAAACGCTGTTCCAGTAAGCGATAATGTCCGCCCCGACGTACTTGTAAGACCGGGCATTCGCTTGCCGAACCCGTAGGTCTTTGATCCGACGCACGGCCGCGACCTGCTTGTCGAGCAGCACCGCGACGACTTCGGCCGTATAAATGCCGTCCGGCTGTATCTGGTTGATGGTGATGAGTGACATGGTTAGATTTCCTGCCCCACTGGCTTGGCGTTTGGATCGGGCGGAATGGTGTCGGTATCGTCGTCGTCAGCAGCCGGTACAATTTCGTCGAAAACTTCAAGGCCCTTTACGCAGTGAACGAGCAGACATTCACGGTAAGTCGTCGGCCTGTATGACGTCGTCGCCTTGTAAACGACATCGTCGCAAATGATGATTTCGGGAGCCTCATCGTAGAAAGGAATGTCAAGCTCCATGACTTTCTTCATACCTTCGTTTTCCAAAATCACCCTTCGCTTTTGTGCGGTCAACTTCGTCTTCATGCTAAATCCTCGTACTGGGAGTTAATGGGTTAGTTGAACGTCGGTTCGGGAAACCGTTCGAGCATCGCAATAAATGCCCGGTACTCTGGACTGCGGTCCACGTTGGCGGTAATGGCCAGCGACACGAACTCCGGGACGCCGTAGTAACGCCCGTCGGGGCCGACCGCGACGTAGGCCGATCGACACGTCAGGTGGTCGTAAATCTGATACCCTTCGCCGCCATTAAACTTGACATGCTCGCAGGTGAACTTGCCTTTGGCCCACTCGGCACGCTTTTCGACGCGTTCGTGCTGGACACCGTTCAGCGTCCGCTGACCTTCCATGACGATCCTGGCCAACCACGTGGCCCCGTGAATCACGCCGTCGTCGGCAATCATCACAGTGCCGATAATCCGGGTCGCGTTGCCGTCGAGGACGGAACAGGCTCCGCTTGTGAAGATCAACCGCCATCCTGTCGCCGTGTGACAGAGTTTGGCTACGGGGGCTTTCATGGTCTTGGCTCCGTTGGGTGAGTTGCATCTTGTTACAAGGAGTATAGATTGGCGGTATACCGATGTCAATAATAAATATATCGGTTTTTATATTTTAGTTATAATGTCCGTGGTTATAATGATTTGTGTTCGGAAGTTAATCCATTTACACGGTGAACCGTCATGGCTACGCTTGCCCACATGGGCAGAAAGAGAAAAGATGGATCGGGACACGTAACGCCACGACGGCCAATTCAATTCCCCGCCGCCTGGTATGCGGTCGCGCAGAAAATGGCTGTCGCGCGTCAGCAGCCAACAACTTGGTTTCTTGTTGCTTTGGTCGAAAAGGCCGCAAGAGAGCAGGGCATAAAAGAACTCCCGGCATTGCCGTGGGAAGAAGATGTTAAGGGTTAATCACACCTCAACTATCTTTCCGTTTCCCACGCACAGAGTCACGCACGACTGACGCACACTTGACGCACAGTTTCCCGTGCGTTGGTCGTGCGTTGTAAAGCGGTTGAGAGCGGTTGTCTGTTAGTGTCTGTTAGCTAAAGGTCGGAAAGAAAGGGAAAGAAAGGAAAAGAAGGGGAAAAAAGGGAAAGGTCGGAAAGAAAGAAAGACCGCATCTAGGTAAAAAATGCTTGTTTCGCCTAGCAAAACAAGCAAAAATGCAAAATGCCGCCAGTGCCAAAGTAGTTGCATTATTACGCTTCAAATCTCAGTTTTCCTACCGTGATACGCACACCGTCCATACGGCTTTCCAGTTTTTCTTTCAGCCGTTCCCGCGCCTTCTCAAATATCTGACGTGTCCGCTCTCTGGAGACCTTTAGCTTCCCGGATATTTCTGTCAGGGTCTTCGGCTTTCTGCCCGAGAGGCCGCACCGCATCCGTACCACCATCCGGTCACGTTTCCCGAGCGAATCGACGGCTTTATGGATCTCTTGTATTTCCTGACTCTGTTCCTGGCGACAGTAGATATGCTTCGACTTGACGTTCTGTTCATGCAGTTCGTTAATCTGAAAGGCTTTAATTGACCGGCATCGCGTCCGGTCCAACATATCGCGTAACTTGTTCTGACATTCCTTCAGAGCGTAGAAGCAGGCGAGTGTCGAAAAACTTGTCCCGCGATTCGGGTCGAAATTGCTGGCCGCTCTGGTTATCGCATACCAACAAATGCTGTCAACCTCTTCGAGATTCATGCCCATTTCTTCCAGCCGTCGGAACGTGTATTGGTCCCGAAACGCCACAAACTTTGCCGGGTGCGGATACTTGGCGTAATAGTCTTCGATGAGTTTTCGTTGTTCGTTTGTCAGAGGTTCACGTTTTTTATGCCTTGCCATTCGTCAGACTCCATGGATTCCCGCAGTATCTACTTTCTGACGTGTGCAGTAAGAGCAAAAAAACTCCGCCATAGCCCGCAGCCTCTCCCCTCTGCGAACCATGACGGAGTTGGCCGAACAGATAACAGATCACCCCCTTTCGCGTGAGCAAGGGCGGGAGTGGATCGGCCTTACGCGAACAACGGGACCAGCGTAAGGATTATTTGAATCAACTTGGCAACGAACTCCGGGTTTGCCGCCATCCAGTCAAGCAAATCCTTGATCGGTCCACCGACCGGAACAGACTCAAACGATAGGCCAGCCTCTTTCGCCGCGGCTGAAATCTGCTCGTCGGGGACGTGTCGGGCCAACGTCAGGGCGGATAAGAAACTGATATCCTTTTCTGCCGCGTACAGTTTCGCCGCCCGCACTTTCGCAATCGCTGTCAGAACGGGTCGATTGTTGTTCCCGGCCTTGGCCTGAAGAATCAACGGGTCGGAGTTCTCCGGCACAATGACAATGACTTCCGGTTGCTTGGCGTTCGGATCGGTCTTGATCGTCAACTTCACACCAATGGCCGCACCAACCGCACTCAGCAGCAGGGCCAGTAGCGGGATGAAGGACTTCCAGTTGTTTTTAATTTTCTCGAACACGCTTCACCTCAGGTAAGAGTTATCGCCGCCCGACCGGACGGCTGGGAGTAGATCAGACGCCGGTCGTGCAGAATTCGCCTTGCGAGTTGATAAAAAACCCCGACGGGATGACGGGGGCCGATGCGGGTTTAGGCAGCACGCCTAGGGCTTTCTTCAGGTCTTCGATTCGCGGAATCATTTTCTCCCACGACATTACCTGATCCAGTCCCGAGCCTTTCGGCTGGAATAATATCACCCGCCTGGTACTGTCGCCCTGCCAATCGTCCGCGATGCCGTGAACTGCTTCGGTGTACTCGGCCCGGACGATTTTGCAGTCCTTGCAGGTGATATCGTCCTTGCACCCGACCCACAACACGAGCGGTTTACTCTGTTTCAATGCCAATTCTTTCGCCGCCTGATATGGCAGGCAGGGCGATGCTTTATGCACCTTCTTGGCTTCAGCTTCAGCCTCGGCGAACTTGAAGGCCGCCGCCGCTTTGGCCTTGGCTTTCGCTTTGTCGTCACCACCGAACACAATGCAGGACAGGGCCAGTAAGCACGTCAGAGATAGGACAATGCGAGTCATGGAGCATAACCTCAAGGGGCCAGAACATAGGGGGAATCGTGATCGGCACGCGCCGCCACGGTTGAGCGTTTCGGAGCAGCGATAAAGAAATCAGGCAGCTTGCGGGCTGGAAATCCGACCGCATCAGAGAACGCAATCGCGTCCCCTTCGCCGAACATGCGGCCCGCTGTCTGCCAGTCCACAAAGAACGAGCCATCGGGAATATCGTGTCCGCCTGTCGGCCCCTTGTGAACCTCTGGACCCCACGAGTTGACGAACAGGAATCCAGGACGGGTGCCACCAATCACACCGACGACCGCCATGCAGTGACCCCACGAACCGGACGCTTTAAGGAACCCGTCTTTATCCCGCGTCCACGGGCCACGGTTGCCGAACCCCACCCCCGACCCCACCGCAATCGGATACCCCTGACGGATCGCTTTCGCGGCCTCGTCAGACGTGCGAACAAAGGTAATCCCACGCACGGGGCTTTTCTTGGCAACAACTTCGAGTTCAGCGGGACAACCTTTGTCCCCGAATTGTCGGCATGTTTTTGTTGAATATGTCCGCAGATCATAGGGCGGGTAATTGTCGCGGGCCACAATGCCCCAGCCTTTCACGAATTCTGCTGCCCATGCAGTTACTAACCCATCTCCGCGTATCTGCCCTTTGCCCACTTCCACACGACCACCGCCATAGATCACTTCTTGTGCCAGGTCCTTGAAGTCTGTCGGTGGAGGCAATCCGGCCCGGTTTGCATTGGCAATCTGCACAAGGATGCAATACTCCACGGCGCAGGCCACCCCGAACGACACGCACGACCCGACATCACCTTGGTTTCGGATCGGAAGATGTTTCCCCAAGACCGCTTTTGCGGCTTCGGTCAGTAGGACATCTCTATCGTCGCCCATCACCGCTTTACCGGCCGGGGTCTCGCCGAAATACCGCTGGCCCACGGGTAGCGATGCCTTCACCGCTTCGCGGGCTTCAGGACTATCGACCCACCCGCCGAAAAACTGATCGTCACCCGCTGACGCAATCGGTTCCGAAGTCACGGGCGGATTCACGACCACCACAGGGGCCGGGGCCATCTTGATGCCGAGCATGAGACCGATCAGCAACAACATGCCCACGGACAGGACAATCAGCCACCGGGTTTGGATCGCGTCTGTCTTCTTATCAACCACGGTTCACCCCATTTTGTAAGCAGCGATGCACGCCACGATGAGCAGGTAAAACCAGACGGCCCAGATCATCCATTGATCCAAGACTTCGTCGGCCTTTTCCTGCCGCTTGTATTCGATCCACTGAGCCGATAGTTGCTCGAATGCCGTGTCCTTCACTTGCCAACCTCGTCTAGGGCCGCTTCGATCCGGCCAAAGGTTTCCAGAGCCACCCGCCAGAGTTCTGCCGTCATTGGTTCCGTGGGCGACTTCAGAACGGCGGTGAGTTCATCCGCAATGACTTTCCTCGTACCGGGGATTCGGTCGCTGCCGAGTTGAGGCCCGAGGGATCGCACGCGGGCAATGAGGTCGCCCACCATGGCAAGACTGGAATTAGCGTCGGGCTTCAGGTCTTTGGCCGCGGAGTAGAACGCGGAGAGTTGCACCGCGTCCTTTTTTTTCTGGACCGCATCGCCAGGATCGGCCGCAAATGCTGCGACGACTTTCGCCCGCAGTGGATCGTTGACGGGCGGAGGGGGGACCGGGGTCGGCACGCTGCCCGTGAGTTCGGCCAGCTTCTCGCCCTGAGTCTTCAGGCGGTCGCGGATTTCTTTAGCAAGGTCGGTCGCCTGCTTGGCGAGTTCCGCCCGCTGTTTCTGCACGCCGTCGAGTTTGCCGAGCAGTTCATCTACTGACGTGGTTTGCGCCGTGGCAGGCGACAAGACCACAGACAGGAACACCAGCGAAAACAACGTTTTTTGCAGGATTTTTTGCACACGCATAAGACCTTACAGGGTGAGAGGGAAAGTCTGTCCTGCCGTGGGTGCCCTATATTGTGTAAGATTCATAGAGGGCGGAACGCGGACGACTTTGAGCGTTGATCGCCTTCACTCTCCCCCACTGTATCAGCCACAACACGGAGGTACTGCGGATGCCGAAAAGTGCAGAAAACGACTTGGAATCCCTGCCGATTGTCAAACGGGAAGAGTTGAAAGCACTGACGACAAGAATTAAGGTTTTGCTTCGGGCATCCTCAAACGACCTTATCAAGATCGGCGAACACATTACTAAAGTTCGCAACATCATCCCGCGACGACACTTTACGAACTGGCTGAAGTCTGCGACCCCGTATTCCCGGTCGCATGGATACCGCCTGATGAACGCCTATCGTGTCTTCGGCAAATCGGACGTCAGAAGGAATATCGAACCGTCCGCCCTTTACCTATTGTCCCAGCCGTCCACGCCCGCCGATGCCCAGGAGTACGCCGCGAATATCGCCAAGAGCAAGGAAGTCAGCTACACCGACGCGATTGAAATCGTCCGCGTCCACAAGGCCAACCCCGAGGAAGTCGCTAAACACGCTTCACGGTTACGTCAGGGCAAGGAACGATATAAGGAACTGGCTTGGGACGAGATGGAAAAAGCAGTTAAGAAGGGCATGAGGGTGCGGATTGAGTTTTTCAATGAAGACGACAACCCATACTTCTACGTCACCGCGTCGCACGATGACCCGTCCGTGCCGCCCAAATACGTGCCCGGCCCCATGCTGACGTTGGCCATGCTGGAGGCTTTGGGCAAAATGCCGCAAAAACTGTGCAATCGCTGTGAAAATCATCTTTCGATCAACTTGTTTTCCAAAGACGCCACCCGCGAAGATGGAATATCCATTTACTGCCAGAAGTGCGAAAACCTCAGGCACAAGATGAAGGCCGCACGGGATCGGGAACAGCGAGCCAGCCAGGAACCCGCCGCCGTCGGCTCGCTGTTTTAACGGTTCGCCTTGACCGTCTCTTCGAGCTTTTTCGCAATCGTGACCATATCTGCCTGATATTGAGCGCCGAGCAGTATCAGGTCGCCATACACCTCGTTGGTCAGACGCCGATCGCCCTCGTCGCATCTCATCGCCGATTCGATTTTTTCGCGTTTATAAATCGGTTCGCATGGACCTTGTGTTGAAAGACCGCTGGCCCACTTCAGGAAGCGAACACGCAGGCCCGGCCGTAGGTGGTGGAGCAGGGACCATATTTCCTTACGGTCGTCTTTCGTGTCAATTTCGAGAAGAGATAGTTTCATCAGTAGCACGAAGTGTTGATGGGGACGTCGTTGCTGTAACCGGGCTGCACGCCGCCAGCGTTAACGACGTATTCGCGGGAAATGCCAGTATCGACGCCACTGCTTACCGAAATCGTTGTCCCGCCGACCGTGCCGCCTTGCGTCCACCACGTCAGATAGTAGGAAACCTTCGCGTCGATGCTTGCCGTGCTGACGTAGAAGAAGTCATGAGCCGCCCCGCTACCTTTCCACCCGCCACTTAGCCCGACCGCGTCACCCGTGTAAATCTTCGTCGGCACGCCGCCGACATCGACCGTGTGATACTGCCCGGAACAGATTTTGAAGTCATAAACCGCCGATGGCGTTCCGGTTGTGATGCTGCCCCAAATATGAAATCCAAAAACAGTCGCGTCGCCCGTGACTGTGACTTCCGTCGTCGCCAGGGCATGAATAATATGGTTGACCTGATCGCCCCATGACCGAGCCGGGACAGTCACGCCCACCGTGCCTAGAAGTGTTGCCGTGCTTGGCGCTGTCGAAGTGTACGGGCCACCAAATACACTGTCGCACACTCGCACAATCCCAACGCCGTCTTCGGGCTTAGAATCGGTTTCGGCCGGACGCATCAGTCTCTTTTCAAGGTCCGGCCCGCTGTAGGCTTCGGAAAACCACCCGCCGCCGAAATCGTAGATCGCCCACGCCCCGACCTTGCTGCCGAGGGCCAGCACGACCAGAGGATTCACGCCCGCGATTTTCTTCAGGATCGGACGATAAAAATAGGTCTTTGCCCGTATCCAGTCGTTTGCCCGTTCCGTGGCCCGTGCGTTTATCTCCGTGGCATTGTCCGGGGCATTCGCCTCTTCGCTGGGATCAATCAGCCCAATGGCATACAGTTCATCGAAGAGTACCAGAGTTGTCGATTCGTTCAGCCGAGATAGTTCCGTCCCGAACGGTCCTTCCGACTTGACGTAATAGGGGAACATCCTGCCCGACGGTTTCGGCAGTCGCGGGAAATACACCGAAATATAACGCGGTATTTCCGCATGGGGGACTTCTCTGAAGTAACCATCCCACGCACGTGGAGCATATTCCAAACCAAGTAACGCCTGATCGGTCGCATTGTCGTCGTCGCCGAGCCGGACAATGTCAAACTCATCGGAGACAGGGTTATATCGGATGGCGCACTGAATCCGGCTCAGCACGTGAACCAACGCGTCATAAGCCTTCATATCGAACAGTTCAAACCCTTCCGGTTCACCGTCAGGGGTAAAAGGAAGATCGCCCAACGGCGGATAATCGGGCGACGATGGCCCGTTGTAGTTCGACGCCGCGGCCCAAAGAAGATCGACGACTTCTTGCCATGAGTACGCGACGTCAGGCCCGGTACTTTTGATGGAAAACGGGATGTAGTTGCCGTCCCAATTGCTTCGCAGGTTGAACGACCACGCATTCCGACCGCCAAGACCGTCAGTAGTGGCCAACCGCGTCGGCTGGTTCATGTAATGCCGCCGATCCACCACTTCAACCAGAAACGGATTGTCCGGGTCGCTCTCGTACCCCGGCGCCACGCACCGGGCCGAAGCTATCGTAATCTTCTGAAGATCCACGGACCCGCCGCCCTGCCGAAAAATCAGGTGGTAACTCTGATCGTTCTGTAGTTGGTCGAGGTGTTCCTTCTTCATCAGAATCCAGCCGCGTCCGACCTCGTTCAACGGACACCGGAATGAATTGGCCTTGCGATACCAGTCCGACACCGGCAGACGCCGGTCCATACAGCTTTGATAGAGTTGCTTCGGGTCGATCAACGGGAACCCGCCGAACGACGAGCCGCCCGGACCTTTGGGGGCAGAGCCGCCGTTTTCCGCGTCCTCAATCGTGAGACCCGTCACCGTGGTAATAATCCCGCCGCCTGAAGCCATATCGCACCTAGTTGAAGGATGCCGGGACGATCCGCCCGCCAATCGGTTCCCAGCCTGGAGACGGCCGGAACGATGGCAACGTCACAAACTCAGGGACACGCGGAGCCACGCCGAGCCGTAACCATTCCGACGCCTCACGCACGCCGTAAGACGCCGCGTCGCGGATGGACAGGGGCACGGCGACGCAGCGACAAGACCAGTCCCATGGCGGATAAAATATCGACCAGAACGGATCATCAGTGCGGTAGACCGCAGTTCCGTCCAGACCCATCGTTTCAAGGGCAAGATGATCGGGCCGCACTCGTGAGTCGTGCGTTGCGGAATACATCATGTAAGGAAATTGATCGCTGACCATCGGGTCGGAAAGTGCGTTTTGCTGGCCGACCGCCTGGGCGCGACCGTAGTACGTGCGGTAGAGAGTTTCGAGTTGCGCGTCAGAGTAGCCGGAGCCCTCGAGGGCATCCGCCAATTCTGGCCGGGTCTTGCCGAACGTCTTGCCTTCCGCGACCGCCCGTTCCATCACGTTTCTGAAGTTTTCAACCGCGTTTTCCTTAACAGTGCGGGCAACGGTGATGGCCGTCGCCCGTGCATCGCTCGCCACTTGGGCAAACTGTTCGGGAGTGACCGCCCGCAGGTTGTGCAGATATTCCACCGACTTTTCAATGGCCGTCAGACGATAGGGCGGAGTCGGTTCGAACGGCGACGGCACCCACAGCCGGGGAGGTTCGCCGGGTGGCCGGTTGAATATCGACGGGGCCAGTGCGAGTTTCTGAAAGATCGACCGCACCGCTGACGTCCACGCCTTGAGTTGACCGTCGCGGAAGATACGGGAAATGATCGACTCGCCGAGGTCGAACAGCGATTCGACCACGCTGGCCAGCGACCACCAGTCGCGGGGATGCCGCTTCGCCGCCCGACGTAGTTCACGACGGGTACGGCGAGATAGAGAGTGCAGAGAGTCGAGGATGGCGTCAGGCATGGGCTAGGAACCTGCCTTCTTCTTTAACTTACGTGGCTTGGCAGACACAGGTGCGGTTCCTGAACTGACACTGCTGGAATCAACAGACTCTCTTGTTAATTTACCTTCCTTATCTTGATGATGGATGGCTGCTAATGACGTTGCGGGAAGCCGCTTTTTCAAGGCAATCTGATTGCCATAATGTTCGCTATTACCTGCTGCGCGATGATGTAAATACTCGTCTCGCTCGGCAGGAGTTAAATGCAGTTCTAGTATTTTCCGATCCGTGTCGCCGGATGTATATTTCTGCGCCCCTTCAATACTGTCGGTTAATGTGAACCACTTTGGCGAATCTACATTTGATGACAGCCCATTTTTGCGGATTGCATCGACATTTTTCGACGGCGTTTCGTGGTAATAAACATATTTACCATCTTTCATCCCGCCGTCCGCCCCCGCCGCCTTTTCCGCCTGTTGCAATTCATGCAACCGCTTAAACCCGGCCTGCATGTCCTTATGGTCCTGCTTTTTGCGCTCTACGTCGGGGTTGCTACCATCCGGGGCCGTTCCGGTGTACGCCTTCTGCCCCTTCCGGGGGCCTTCCATAACTTCCAGTTCATGCAAACCACCTGGTCCAGTGTTCCCGGTGTATTCGGCCCTATCGCCTTTGAAGTAGGTATGAGGACGCCCCGCTTCGGCCGTTGCGGTCTTCGAGGAAGGGGCAGTAGTGACGTACTGATCCGTTACGTCCGCCGTGCCTCCTATTCGCCAATTCTTCTTTGGTCCATCTGTGCCAGAAACCATGTGCAGCGTGTATTTACTGCCATCGTTGTTCTTGGTGACGTAGCCACCTGTTCGATATTCATGAATACTTTCGCCAGTCTTGACCAACAATCGCGGAGCTTCGCTTGCAAGGGATTCCGCATACTGCTTTCCCTTCTTGTCGGCTATTTCTTTTAACTCAGGACGTTTGGAGACATCTACGCCGCCTATGTACTCATTTTTCCCCCCGCCGTCCGTCCGCCCCGCCGCCTTGGCCTTCCCAGCAAGGTCCGGATAGTCCGCTAGCACCTCGGCCGGGACGGATTTACCGGCCGCGAGGGCACGCGAATAAAGCTCTTTAATTCGATGGTCAGTATATTTCAAATCTGACGGACTCTGTATTTTTGCTTTGCCAGAATTACGACGTATCCCACTGCGAACGTCTTGAATGTCTTTTGCAATCCCTTTGGCAAAATTGTCCTTTTTAATTTCATCGGAAAATATGTTTTGCAATATTTCGGCATCGTGTTCTTGACGGTGAACATCTTTGTTTTTCACCTTATAACCTTCCGACTCAAGGTACTTCCGATGCTCTACCCGCGTCATTTCGTGCGGCTCTTTAGCCTTCCCGGCCGCTTCCCCGCCGTCCGGCTGGCCCGCCGCCGTCGCGGGCTTCGTCGCATTAGCTAAATCGCTATGCAATGAATGCAGCCGATTCACATAGTCGGCATGTTCGGAGTTTTGCTTATCCATCATGTGATGGATTAACTGTTGCGCGTAGTGACTGTTTGGGACTTTAGATTCATGGGACTTGCCGCGAAACATTTGAATGTTATCGTTTGCGTAGCCCTTCATGCTGTTCATAAAGTAATCAATGTTTTCAGGCTTTTCTCCGGCTTTTTGAAGGTTGGCAAGCAACTTCGGTTCAAGAGTTTTAACGATATTTCCAACTCCTTCAGGGCCAATCTTTTCGGCGTACTCTTTCCACTGTTTGTAATTAGAACCATGCTCGGCCGCTTTGCTGTTTGGCTTATCGCCCAGCCACTTGAATTGACCCAATGGCCCGGATTTAATTTCATCCCATTTTTTTTGATCTTCAATTTTCTGCCGTCGTTCTTCTGCTTGCTGAAAACTTAAAGGCTGGGCAGGTTGTTTTGCAGGCTTTTTATCGCCGTCTTCTTTGGCCTGTATCGGTGTGGCGGTCGTGGTGCCGTCGCCCTTTTTCTTCTCCATGCCGGAATACATGCCGTGAACGGGCATTAATTGCCCGCCCCGATAAAACTTCCCATCCACGTCAGACACTTGCCCGCCTTTACTTGCTCTTACGTATTGAACTTTTCCGCTAGGCTTTGCGTTCGCACCTTCTACAGTCGTCGCGGGCTTGTCCTCAGTCCCTTTGACCGTGTCCTCGTCCCGGCCGTCCTGTACGTCCTTCCCTTCTAACTCTTCTGGCTCCCAGCCGCCGCCTTCGTTGCTATCGCCTGTCGAAGGTGTGTCGCTAAGCCAATCTGGTTCTCCAGAAGCTTCATTTTGAGCATCTGTTTGTGCCTGTTCTTCGACGCTTCGTAGAACTTCCGGAGTGATGGCGGGATCATTAGCGACTGCTTGTTCGGCTTCATGTTTTTCTCGATAGTAGTCGTCTTCGGCTTTCGCCCACTTTGCAGATTCGTCCGCATGGGCATCGGTTGCACCTTCGACCAACAGTTCTAGGAAATAGTCTTCCTGATTCCGGTCCTTGGGGGTCTGAAACATGCCTTGGGCTTCAAGACTACTGGCAAACCCGTCGATACTGTTTTTCGCTCCGTTGTTAAAGATTTTCAACGGAACGCCATTATTGACGGCATCGTGAAAACTGCCATACGTACCGATGATGGCACTGTCGTCAGAGCGAATACCGCCACGCCGGAACACTTCCCCGACTAGCGTTTGTGCCCACTTCTTTTCCCGTGGCTTCAGTGGCCGGTTGCCCCACGCGTAAACGCCCTTCTTGGCATCCAGCACGCCTTCCCAAAACTTTTCCTTATTGTAATCGTCCATCTTCTGACTGAGTCGTTCGGCGTAGCCGCCATCCTGAGCCGCTTTGATAATCTGAGGGCGAAGAATCCATTTTCCGCCCATCGTCTGCATCTTGCGGGGATTCTTGTCGCCCGGTTGCGGAACGAACGGCTTGCGAAACTTCGCCTGTCGTGCCGCTTCTTCTTCGTGAGCCGTTAATTCGCGTTCCGGTTGCGGTTCGGCCGCAGGTTCGGCCTTCGCCTCTGGTTCTGGTTGTGCCGCAGGTTCGCCGGCCGGCGCAGGCTGTTCCTCTTCAGCCTTGACGTCAGGTTCGGGAGCCGCGTCCGTCGGCTTGACTTCTTCGCCTTGGTCGTCCGGCTTGATATCGTCGGGCACCGTGCCCTCTTTCAGCACTTCGCCCGGCTTCACGCCGTTTTCCGCGACGTTGCGTTCCATCGACGCCAACATGGATTCTTCGAGAAGGTACTTATCATCAGGGTGAACAATCTCGCGCAGGTATTCACGCATTGCCGAACTGCTTCCGGCCGTCTCCAACTTCAGAGGGTGGATAGGCTTGCCGTTGACGTCCTTCAGCATCGGCGCCCCGCCGTGCGACTTGTCGCCCTTGCCGACCGCCTCAATGGCCGCACTCAACTTTTCCTTGTCTTCGGGGTGAACCTGGCTTTCGAGGTGACTTCGTGCCTCAGGATCGACCGCCGCCCGCATTAACTGGCTTTTCTCGATCCACTTGCCGTCCTTGTCCCGTGGGTGTAATCGCTCGAACGTCGGGTCTTTGATCGTCTGGGCCATCATCAGGACCGAATCGACCAGCCGTTGCGTCATGGCCCGCGAATCGGCCACACGTCCGCCCATGCGAGTAATGGCCGTCGATTCGAGCATGGCCAACTGAACCGGGCTTGCCGCGTAGATCGACCCGAGGGCATGGGACAAATTGACGACACCGTCCCGAGCCACGTCACGCAGGGTAGCCACGGCAACGTCCTGCCAGAGGTCTTTCACGGGCGAGACTTCGGCATCGTGCGACAGGTTCACCATTCCCGACGCCGCTTGACGTAATCCCCGCGACGTCTGGCCGATATTCGCCAGCACCGCCAACGCTTTCGACGTCAGGACAGGGTCGGCGATGGCCTGAATCCGTGCCGCCGCCGCAAATGCCATGTTCGCCGTCTGTTGATCGTCCATTTGTGCCGGGGCCAGTTCCTTGCGGAACCCGGCTTGTTCGCCGCCCGACGGGGGAGGTTGAACGGGGGTTAATTCGCTGCTTTTGCCGTCGCCACCATCTTTCGCGTCGGGCTTCTTGCCGAACACGACTTCAGAGAGTGGAACGAAATCGACTTCGTAATCGACGCCGGGGCCGAAGTTCAACGCGACGAGGTAGCGTAAACAAGTCTTGTCGAATGCCTCAAAAACGCCGTGAATCTGATCGTCGATCGACGAGTAAAACGCTTCCGCTGGGATCTGACGCCCCGACCACCCGGAACCCGTTTCACTGGCTTCGATAACCTCGTGCGGAATGCCCATCCCGGTATCAATCGCCTTATCGCACTTGTCCGGGTACTCCATCACGCTCGCATTGTCTTTAATAGATTCGGCCGGTTCGCGTTCCCACGCGTACTTGCCGTCCATGTTCGGATTCGCGTCGTTCGGCATAATGTCAATGGAACCGGACGCGCCATTCTCGCCGAGTTGCCGAGCGTAGTCGTAGGCACTCATGTAAACGGGAGATTCGTCCGTCCCGATGTTGATGGACTGATTCGCGGGGAATCGGATCGTCGGGGACCGGAACGCACACTTCTGGACCCACAGATTACGTAGCGGAATCGCCCCTTGTGCCCCGCGTTTTTCTAGCCACGGAGCGAAAGCACCCGCCAGCCGCGGTAAATCGTGAAACTCGTCTAACTCCGCTTCGCCTGCGAACCACATCGCGTGCGGTAGGTACGCTTCGCCGCCTGGAAACGTGAACCCGGCAAACTCACCTTTACGCGGACCCTTGGCGAACACGCGGGCCTGTACGTCGCGAGGTTCAAAAATGTCAACCTTGCTCAACGTGACCAAACCCACCCGGCCGCGTTTCGTCTCGTGCGAGTACCGGAACCCTATCGGGCAGTATCCCCACGTGTAATACTTCCGCATAATCTTGCCGATGTAACCCCGCCAGAACCGCTTCAGGGTCTTCATCACGAACGCCGTTACGGCCGGATTCGACGCGTTCACCGTCCATTTTGCTTTCTGAAACTGGCCCGTCAGCATCCGCAGACAGAAATTGACCCGCTCGTCCTTCAGCATCCGGGGAATGTCCATCCATGTAAAGATTGGATGGCCGTCGAACACCGCCCCGGCCATGTTATTGGCCCACGACGATTGACGGACGTAGGTCCGCGTCGGATTCGACGTGATATTCGGCTTATTCTTGTCCGGGTCGCGTTGCCCGTTGTTCAATGCTGTCATCGTGTCCCCGTTACGAATAAACGCGGGGTTTCTGACCCCGCTCTAACCGCCATCGAATCCGAGCCGCCAACGCGTCCGCTGCAATGTCCTTGCTGCCTGTCGCCTGAAGGACCACGTCGTAAATCTCCGAGTCGCCGACTTCGCCCGCCCGTAGTTTGTCTTCCGCTTCCAGGGCCGGACGGCAGGCGTCCAGGCAGTGCAGTTCCGCAGGCGTCAGGTTGCCGGGCCAGAATCCGTAGAAGCGGGCGAGTCGGGCGAGGTGGATGCCCGGTCGCTTTTTTTTTGCTCCAAAACATGCGTGTAAATATGCTGCACCAAGTGAACCGTGCCGCGTACCGTCAGAGGGACGTTGACGCCGTGCGAGGCGAGAACCTTTTGGGCTTCCGCCGCCCACTCGGAATCCGTGTCCCGCTTGATGCCGCTCAGTTCGTCGAACAGTGCGTAAAGATCGACGTCAAACTTGCGGTCTTCGCCGTTGACGTTCAATTCGAGGACGTCCTTGTCGGGAATCTTAAACACGCTCATGGAATCCAATCCTGTCGGGGGTGAGGGTTAGAAGTTCAGGGGGACCAGTGCCGACGATCCACCGCCGCCACTCAGGCCGCGAAACTGGCCAATCAATTCGCCGATACTTGGAGGCTTCGTCGGGGCTTGCGGCTTGTCCAGCCCGCCGCCAGTGCCGCCCGACGTCGCTTCACCATCTTCAATCAGTGAGTTTCCGGGGATGGGCAGCTTCGCCGCGTAATCGGCAGGAACCGCGTACCGTAGCCGCCAGTTCGCCGCGTAAACCGGATGGCCGACGTTCGCCACTAGACCTTGTTTGAACCCTTCGCCACGGTCCAGACGGTTAGCCGCGACAGGTTCGACTTTGCCGATCTTCGTCAGGGCAGGGCGGGGAATCGGGTAACAGGCCCGGACAGCCTTACCGACAAGGTAGATGTAAACCGTCGGCGAGGTCCGCCGCTGAATTGTGGTTTCAAGTGTGTTCGCGTTGTTTAGGTCCGTCGGCCACAACGGCGACGCCGCTTTGTTGCCCAGGTCAATCACTTCCGGGTACTGACGTGAGCCGGGATTACTCTTCGGCTTCTTGGGGGTAAGTGGATCGGTCGGGATCGTCGGGATATCGACGACGCCGTCATCACCTTCGGATTCGATCCAGCACGTGTAGTCGAGCCAGGAGTTTTCGGGGGGAGGACAGCTAATGTCCAGCAAATCGCCGACGTTGCCGGCGCCAAGTTGAACGTCGCCTAATCGCTTACCCTTGGGGGGCACGACTTTGGCATCGCAAAGATCGACGAGTTTATCATCGCCGGTCGAAAATCTTAAATCGGCATTCCCCCGAGACCCGAGGGTCTGCCCCATCGACGACGCCCATTCTCCCCAATCAGAATCGGGAACAGCACGCCATAGCCCGGACGCTGCAAAAATATACTTTACTGACGTCGCGAAGGTGTACGTCAGAAAGAAGTTTGCGGTTTCCTTGCCGTAAATCTCAGGCTCTTTGAGGCCAAACGACGTCACGATGAACGTATTGATTTTCTTGTCGCTGGACTTGCTCGTTTGCTGATCCGTCGCGTAGGCAAGATCGACAATCGACTTCGAGTAAACAATCCGGTCTCTGACCAGCCTCATGAAGTGCAGGAAGGCCAGGGACTTGTTAAACCCCTTGGCGACGGTGTACGTCGCGGAGAAATTGCCTGCCCATTTATGAAGGCCCGCCGAACTACTTGAAACGGAATGCGACGCCGTGACGTCAACGACGCCAGGAGGGGGAGGGGGACCGGGGAACTCTTCATCGCGAATTGTAAAGTCGAGTCGGCTTTTCGAGTAATCTAACGTGAACTCACCGGGAATACGGCGGAACCCTTCAACCATCACCGGAATGATTTTTTCACGGTATGAGTCGGCCGAATCCAAAACCCGTCGATCTTCAGGCCCGACGCCCTTCGTTTGTGGAACTCGCAGAAAGCCAGAATAAACCCGAGTCGTCAACCCGGCCCGGTCAATGTCATACGTCAGTTTGTAGTTAAACTCCATCGCCGCAAACTGATATTTCGCCGCGGAACAGTCGGGGGCGCAGAATTGCACTTCCCACGTGATCTTGCAGACATTGTCCCGGCCGACCGCCTCAAACTCTAATTCTTGCGTTTTTGGACCCCAGCTAACGTCCTTCACCGACCCGATATTGATGGACAAATCGCCAAGACCCTTGTTGATAAAAATCAACTTCCCGCCAGACTTGGAAAGCAGTCTCCGGACCAAAGTTACCGCCGCGTCGTTCGGCCTTCCGACGATGTAATCCTTGATTTTAATGGTGAAATTGCTGTAAATCGTGGTCCGACCGGCCGCGTCCATGACAGGCTTCACGCTCACGCCAAGCACTTCAGAACGGTGCGAAAACTCGACGCCGTTATAATTGCATCGGCCAAAAGCAGGAAGAGTAGTTGGCATTCACTGATCGTAACACTAACAATTTCAATACCTTCCGAAGGGTGCCCCATGTACTCCTGCCAATGCCCACGCTGCCAGTGTGACGTAAAGATTCAGGACGACGACGCGGGAGAGCTGGTCAGGTGCAGTAAGTGTAAAAAACAGTTTGTGTCGCCAACACCGGAAGACCTTGAAGAATTGCCGACCCATATCCAACCCGACGAACAATTCAAACCCACCGCCACGCATCTTTGCATTGCGTTGTCTGTCGCCACCGTCGCCGCAGCTATCGCCCCGATAATCGCCAACACCCTGGCCATTGTCGGGGCTTGCGTCTGGCTGTTTTATATTCCTGTCGCCGCATTCAATGCGACGCTGACAATATGCCTGATCGTCGGTCGGAAAAAACCTTCGGCCGGTCTGATTGTGGCCCTTGTGATTACGCTGGTTTCCATGCTCTTAATGCTGGCATCAGCTTCTACCGCCAAGATTAAGCGAAACGACGCGGGATTCCCGACCGACTTCTGACCTAATTGAAAATCGGAATGTTCAGACTGTCGTCAGGAGCGTTGGCAGGCTCTTGCTTCGCGTTAAGTGGCATATTCAAGTCTGCCATCTTCAAAATCTGATCCAGCGCGTCTTGCGCGACCTCGTCATCCTTGGCGAATATCTCACGAATGCCAGCAAGAAGCGAAGACAACCATTTCGCCGTCTTCAGAGATAATTCTATACTGGAAAAGATCGGGAAAAGAACGTCCTTATATTCGACCAGAAGGCCGACAATATCGCCCGTAATCTGAATGCCTGGCTTCACTATCTCCGCAATGTCGGCAATTTTTTCGCTTAAATCGGCCGTCAGACTGACCATTGATTCTTTAATGGGAAGGATAGCTTCCCTCATCGCGTCTTCAGTTCGCGTCTGGGCGGAAATGACACGACCGTAATCCCCGCCAAGTTGTTGGGATTCTCGAATATCGTTTCGGAGCTTCGATATTTCTTGTTCCGCAACCGCTCTGGTAATGACTCCACTGTACGCCTGAAGTTCTCGACCACGTTCCGCCGTCGCAGCGATTACGTCATTTAACGCCCCGATAGCCGCAATTTCCGTCCGTATCTGTTCGGCATAAATCTTTCCGACGATGGGGATTTTTTCGAACGTGTCCGCGACCTTCTCGGCACCAATCCGCATCACCGCCAAAGGATCGTCTTTCAACACCGCCCGGTTCAATTCCTTGGCTCGTTCAATGTCTTCCTGAATGCCCTTATGAACCCCGGCAATGAAATCGGCCCCGAGCTTCGCAGCAATCACGCCAAGAGCAATCGGACCCGCGCTCGCCATCACCGTTGACGCCAGTCCCGCAGCGCCACCGCCAGCACCGCCAGCCGCAGCAGCACCAGCCGCCCCGCCAATGCCACCGCCGCCAGCACCGCCAGCCGCAGCGCCGGCAGTCGCTTCGCCTGCCCCAAGAATGCCACTACGGCCAGTCGCGTTAATCGCGGCCGAAATGTCACCACGCCCCAAGACACGTGCTATCCTGGCAATGTTTTGAAGGTTACCAGAACTAAGCAAACTGCTTAAATCGTTCGCCGATCCGCTTTCGTCAGGGAGTGGAGTCGCCTGCTTGACTGGATTCGATGGGGCAGGGTTGTTGACGTCAGGCGAAGATACTTCCGGCGCCTTTGGCGTTGCCCGTGGAGGTGTCTTTATCCCAAATATCGCGTCAAGGTCCGGGTTGTACCGAATGTCATCCGACGCTTTCGGCTGTGCCGTCGGCGGGGTCTTCTGTGCAAAAAACGCGTCGAGGTCCGGGTTGTCCCTTGTCGCACCGCCAGACGTGCCGCCGCCGCCGCCCTTATTCGGCTCCTCGCTCTCGATTTTTATCCGCAGAACGTTTTCGGCCACGCGGTTTCATTACCCAGGTTAGGTACGGGATGCGAAAATCACGTTGCTGCTTGACGTGTACGGCAACAGCATCAGTTCAATCGGCAGTTGCCGAAGCCGGGAGTCGAACAGGGTTTGCGTTTCATAGTCGGGGGAAAGGATAGCCTTGCTGGCTGTCTGGGTCGCGGGAGACGTAGCCGCTGGCGTGTTCGCCGTGGCCGTCAGAACGAAAGCCGCCGCGATATCGCTTGCCAGCCGTCCCACCGGCCCGGACGTCGACGACAGCACGCCGAAGCTACCATAAGGCCAGAGGATGGCCTGATTCCCGGCCGTGAACTCTTTGGCCGTAAACCGCATCCGTGCCTGCCCACCACGCCAGACAAAGTCTAAAGTAGTGTTCGCATAGGCGTCGGAACTATCAATCATCTCCGCTTTGGCTCCGACGCTCAGGGTATACCCGTCGTTCGTCTGGCCAATCGCGGTCGCGTTGTATGTGCCTGTGTAAGCGCCCGCAATGTAAGTACCTAACGCCATTGCTGTGTCCTCGTTGTGTTCGTGTCTGACGTCAGTTATTCCGCAGGAACCGGCTT